GGCGGTCGATCATTTGAAAAAGTAAAAAAATAAAATTATGGCAAGTATACACGGAGGCTCAGGTAATGAGCTATTTTATCATGGATCTACACTTTTAAGTGGTGATGGAGCAATATTAGATTTAACTGGCGCAACTGCTAAGTATTACGTTTGTGCTATAACTTTTCTTAGCGCTACTACGTTTGGTGATACTGGTGCTTCAGGATTACAAATATTAGATGGTGGTGTTAACTTAGGATTAGGAAATACACATTTTGCTTCTACTGAAGATACACAAACATTAGATACAGACTGGGGCGCGGTAACAAATGCTGGAGATAATGATGGCGCTGTTATCGTAGAAGAAACCACAAGTTTTCCAGCCGGTATGACTTTATATGGTATGTACGACTATGTTGAATTACACTCTGGATCTTGTATATGTTATGTGGCTCCAAGACCTGATTACGCAAAAAGAGCATAAATAAATAATTAACTTAAATTAAATAAAATGGCAAAAGCAAAAACAAAAAAGAAAGAAGAAATAATTGATCTTAGCAAACCTGAAAAAATTACAGAAGAGCAATTAAAAGAAGTACAAACTACAATTAACGACATTAACAAGTCTCAATTGGAAATAGGTAGTATGGAAACTAGAAAACATAATCTTTTACATCAAATATCTTTATTGCAAGAAAAAATTGGTGAAATGCAAATAAAGTTTGAATCAGAATATGGTACTTCAGATATTAACATACAAGATGGTACAATAAATTATCCAAAAGAAAATGGCGAAGTTAATAAGAAAGATTAGTGTAGGTAAAGACTATAAGAACGATGCCATGCATTATGCTGTTGGTCAAGAAGTTTACGGTGGACATACTATTTGTGATATATTAGAAGAAGAAGATAAGTATTCTATTTATATTAAAAAAAATAAAGATGTTTTACCGTGGAAAGACTTTAACAAAAACATGGCCGTATCTGTAGAATATAATTTAGAGTACTAATGAAAAGTGTTTACAACTTTGTTGTAACACCAAAAGGAGAAAGATATAACAATACTAAAAAAGTTGGTGATTCAGAGTTAATACTTAATACTGAAATTTTTAACCATCAATATATAAATAGAGAAGCGATTGTTATATCAATACCTATTATTGGTGATACAGATATTAAACCAGGTGATACAGTTATAGTACATCATAACGTTTTTCGTAGATGGCACAATCAGCACGGTGTAGAAAAAAATAGTAGAAGTTATTTTAACGAATGTACATATTTTATAGCTAACGATCAAATATATTTATATAAAAGAAAAAATAAATGGTTAGCACCAAAAGGTTACTGTTTTGTAAAACCTTTAAAAGCTGTAGATAAATTTAACATTGAAAAAGAAAAACCTTTACAAGGCGTTGTTAAATACTCAGATGGTACAGTAAACGTTAATGATCTAGTAGGTTTTACACCAAACAGTGAATACGAATTTATAGTTGACGGCGAAAAACTATATAGAGTTTTATCTAAATTTATTACAATTAAATATGAATATCAAGGAAACGAAGAAACTTATAATCCAAGCTGGGCAAAAAGCAGTTGAAGAACTTATTAACGTTGCTAAAGAAAAGATTATTACTAACACTGAAGATGACGTTAGTGCTGATAGATTAAAAAATGCTGCAGCTACTAAAAAACTAGCTATATTTGACGCGTTTGAAATACTTAACAGAATCCAAGAAGAAAAAAACTTGCTTGAGGGAAAAACACCTGAAGAGAGAAAGGAAAAAGTCTTTAAAGGATTCGCAGAAGGCAGATCTAAGTAATGTACGAGCAAAGTTTAGTTAAGGTTATAGAGCCTATTAAAAAGACTACGATAACAAGATTAAATCGTGGTAAAAAATGGGAGTATGGTTATAACAAAGAACACGATATAATTGTTATATCTAAAACAGGTAAAATAGGTGAAATATATGAAATACAAAATCTTAAAATTGCTTTACCATCTGTGCCCGTGCAAGTACATAAACTGCAAGGGAATAAGTGGTCAAGAATAGAACAACCAAAAGAATTATCACGTCTTAAAAATATATTTGATTGGAGAAATTATCCAGAAGAATCAAAAGAACAATGGTTTGATTATATAGACGAAGAGTTTAAACGTAGAGAAGAAGGTTTTTGGTTTAATAATAATGGTAAACCAACATATATAACAGGTACACACTATATGTACTTACAATGGAGTAAGATAGATGTAGGTGCTCCAGATTTTAGAGAGGCAAATAGATTGTTCTATATATTTTGGCAAGCTTGTAAAGCTGATAAAAGATGTTACGGTATGTGCTACCTAAAAAACAGAAGATCAGGGTTTTCATTTATGTCATCTGCTGAAACAGTTAATTTAGCCACTCTTGCAAGTGATAGTAGATATGGGATACTATCTAAAACAGGTGCAGACGCTAAGAAAATGTTTACCGATAAAGTAGTACCTATTAGTATTAACTACCCGTTTTTCTTTAAACCGATTCAAGATGGTATGGATCGACCTAAAACAGAATTAGCATATAGAGTACCTGCTAGCAAGTTTACTAGAAAAAAGATAACTACAAATGAACAAGTAGAACAACTAGAAGGTTTAGATACAACTATTGACTGGAAAAATACTGGTGACAATAGTTATGATGGTGAAAAGCTAAACTTATTAGTACATGATGAAAGTGGTAAATGGGAAAGACCTGATAATATATTAAATAACTGGAGAGTAACTAAAACATGTTTACGATTAGGTAGTAGGATTATAGGTAAATGTATGATGGGCTCAACTTCAAACGCATTAGATAAAGGTGGAGAAAATTTTAAAAAACTATACAACGCATCAGATGTCACTAAAAGAAATAGAAATGGTCAAACTAAGTCTGGCCTCTATTCTTTGTTTATCCCAATGGAATGGAACTACGAGGGATTTATTGATGAGTTCGGAGTTCCAGTATTTAATACACCTGACGTCGATGTGCTCGCCCCAGACGGTGAATTAATAGACGTTGGTGTAATAGATCACTGGCAAAACGAAGCTGATGGTTTAAAAAATGATCAAGATGCTTTAAATGAATTTTACCGCCAGTTTCCAAGAACTGAAGAGCACGCGTTTAGAGATGAAACAAAAAATAGTATATTTAACTTAGTTAAAATATACGAGCAGATAGATTATAACGAAGAAATGTCTAGAACTTTAGGAATTACAACAGGTAATTTTCAATGGGTGAATGGTATTAAAGACACACAAGTAATATTTTACCCAGATCCAAAAGGTAGATTTAAAGTTAGTTGGGTACCATCTCAACAATTACAAAACAGAGTTATATTAAAAAATGGTGTGAGATACCCTGGTAATGAACATATGGGCGCATTTGGTTGTGACTCTTATGATATATCAGGGACCGTAGATGGTGAAGGTTCTAAAGGAGCACTTCACGGACTAACTAAGTTCAGCATGGAGGACGCTCCTGCTAATAGCTTCTTTTTAGAATACCTATCAAGACCACCTACGGCGGAGATATTCTTTGAAGATGTTTTAATGGCTTTAGTTTTTTACGGAATGCCAATACTAGCAGAGAATAATAAACCTCGACTTTTATACTATTTAAGACGTAGAGGTTATAGAGGTTTTAGTATGAACAGACCTGATAAAGTTTGGAATAAACTATCTGTTGCAGAAAAAGAAATAGGTGGTATACCAAACACAAGTGAAGATATAAAGCAAGCACATGCAGCAGCTATTGAGATGTATATACAAGATCACGTGGGTATGAATCAAGATGGTAGCTTTGGTAATTTATATTTTAATGAATTATTAAATGACTGGGCTAAATTTGATATAAATAAAAGAACAAAGCATGATGCTTCTATAAGTAGTGGTTTAGCTATAATGGCAAATAATAAACATTTATACAGGCCAAATGCTAAAATAGAAAAACCTAAATTAAACATAAGTATTTCTAAGTATAAAAATACTGGTAATACATCAAAAATAATAAAATAAATATGGCATATTCTAGTAAAAGTTATTTTCCTAGCCAAACGGTGAGTGATGCTGAAAAGCTTAGCTATGACTATGGTTTAAAAGTAGCTAGGGCTATAGAGACTGAGTGGTTTAACGACGACTATAATAATAACAGGTATAGAAATAATATGAATAACTTTCATAATTTAAGACTATATGCTAGAGGTGAACAGTCAATACAAAAATATAAGGATGAATTATCTATAAACGGTGATTTGTCCTATTTAAATTTAGACTGGACACCTGTACCTATTATACCTAAGTTTGTAGATATTGTTGTTAATGGTATAGCTGAAAGAACTTATGATATAAAAGCTTTTTCTCAATCACCAAACGGGGTAGAAAAAAGAACTGAATATATGGAAAAAGTTCTTACTGATATGAAAATGAAAGAGTTTGATAGAGAGGTTGAATCTAGGTTTGGTATAAATACCAAAGAAACTGATCTTGAAGAATTACCAGGATCAGAAGAAGAGTTAGGAATACATATGCAATTAACATATAAGCAAGCTGTTGAATTAGCTCAAGAGCAAGCTTTAAATGTTTTAATGGAAGGAAATAAATATGAGCTAACTAAAAAACGTTTTTATTATGATTTAACCGTATTAGGTATAGGTGCTGTTAAAACAAACTTTAACACTTCAGAAGGTGTTACTATAGATTATGTTGATCCTGCTAATCTTGTATACTCTTACACAGACTCTCCTTATTTTGATGATATATATTATGTTGGTGAAGTTAAATCTATACCAGTAAATGAATTAGCAAAACAATTTCCACATCTTACTGAAAGTGATTTACAAGATATAATGAAAAACAAATCTTATCACAGAAACAGCAATAGAAGTAGATACAACTCAGATAAAGAAGATAATAATAAAATACAAGTTTTATATTTTAATTATAAAACTTATATGAATGAAGTTTACAAAATAAAAGAAACTGGTACTGGTGCTGAAAAAGTAATACCTAAAGATGATAATTTTAATCCACCTGAAAATAAAGAAGGTGGTTATTCTAGATTATTAAGATCTGTAGAGTGTTTATATGAAGGGGCTTTAATTTTAGGTACAGATAAACTACTTAGATGGGAAATGGCTAAAAATATGCTTCGTCCTAAAAGTGATTATACTAAGGTAAAAATGAACTACGCTATATGTGCTCCACGTATGTATGATGGTAGAATAGAAAGTTTAGTTAAGCGTATAACAGGTTTTGCTGATATGATACAATTAACACATCTAAAACTACAACAGGTATTGTCACGTATGATACCTGATGGTGTTTATTTAGATGCAGATGGTTTAGCTGAAATAGATTTAGGTAATGGAACTAATTATAATCCACAGGAAGCTTTAAACATGTTCTTCCAAACAGGTAGTGTAATTGGTAGATCGTTTACGCAAGAAGGTGATATGAACCCTGGTAAAGTACCAATACAAGAAATAACATCTGGTAGTGGTGGTAATAAAATGCAAGCGCTTATTGCTAATTATAACTATTACTTACAAATGATAAGAGATGTAACCGGGTTAAACGAAGCTAGAGATGGTAGTACTCCAGATAAAAACGCTTTAGTAGGTGTTCAAAAACTAGCAGCAGCTAATTCAAATACAGCTACAAGACATATATTACAATCAGGTTTA